AAAAAGCCGTTCCATGCTGGTGGACAGCCGATCAAACGGCGGAGCCATTGCGCGGGCGAACGCCTGCCCGGCCATCGAGGCCATAGCGGGTGAGGTCAGGGCCGCTGTGGTGGCCGCATTGATCACCGAGCCATTGGCGCCCCAGCGCACCAGCTCCGGCCCCTGCTCGCCGACGATGCTGAGACCGCCTACAGAAACCGGGCCGCCCCGCGCGTGCAGCTTTACACCGGGCAGCTGTGGAATACCGTTTGGACCATAGAGCTGCGGGTATTGGGGCTGTGGGAGAAACCAGCCCTTGAACCGCTTGAACATATCATCCGCGACACCAGCCGCCGCGTTGACCGGAGCCATGGCCATGTCGGCGATGCCATTGGCGATGGACATCATTAGGTCTTTGCCAAGGTTGAAAGCCGATGCGCGGAAATTCGCGGCCCACTCTTGCCAGGCAGCATCAACGGCAGCCCAGCCGGATTGAATGCTAGCCACAAGGGAATCCGTCATGGCCTTGTCCCAGGCCTTGAACTTGTCGTACCCAATAGCCTCTTGAAATTTCTTAACCCACGTGTCGATCCCGGCTTCCAGTTCGTTCGACGCCGTCTGAAGTGACCTGAACGCTTCAACATATTTCTTGTCTTGGAACTTGTTCCCAGCCTCTTCCCACGCTGACCCGGCCTTGGCGAAGTGCTCGCTGATCGCATCCCAATTCTGCCAGCCCACGTAGGCCGCTGCGGCACCGATAGCCAGGAGCGCGCCAGCGGGCGTTGACGCCAGTGCCCAGCCCAGCTTGCCGACAGCCCATGCGAGACCTGCTACGGGCAAAATGAGCGGTGCAACCGCAAGGCCTTCCAGTGCATGAGCCCACCCAACAGTGCCAGATACGAAACTATCGATTTTTGTCGCCAACGTGCTGATGTCGCTGCCAAACGTCTTCCAGTCGACGCTTTGCGCCCAGCCCGCAATGCCGCCCACGGCCTCACCAATGGCTTTCGCATAAGCCACACGGTTTTCGTCATTGCTCAGAAGGTTGGAAAGAGAGTCGATGAGCGGCGTGATTTTTGGCAGCGCCTCGACCACAGCTCTGTCGAATAGGCCACCGATGGTGTCCCGCAACTTGTCGGTCGCGTCACCGAACTGATCGACCCTCGCTGCCTGCTCTTCAGTCAGAACACCTATCGCCTTGCGCCCCTCGGCTGAAATCGCGGCGACTTGTTCTGCACTCAACTCACCAATCTTGGTGAAGTCGGTGGTGCCAAAGAACATTTGCGACAGCTTCATGGCCGTCGCCTTGTCACCACGATCCAGTGCCGAATGGATGGCACCGAACATTTTGTTGAAGGCTTCACCGGAGCCCTTCGCGCCCTCGATCTGCTTTTCGAGCGCAGGGCTGATCTTCATCAGCTGGGTGTAAAGGCCCTTGCTGTGGAGTTTAACCGACGCATAGCCCGTGGCTGCAGTCGTCAGGCCGTCAGAAAGTTTTTCCCAGCCGATATCCTGCTGGTTGGCGACATAAGCAAATTCGCGCAATTCCTGGAAGCCAATGCCGAGCTGCTTGGCCTTCTTGGCAACCTCATCAATCCGTTGTGCTGACTCCTTCATGCCCATCGTGAGCGCTGCAAGGCCGCCGCCAATGGTGATGCCGGTGAGTGTGCCGATAGCCGTGATCGCCGGTCCCAACGCCCGTGCTACACCGCCCGCCGCGCGGGTCACATCGCCCAGCGCACCAGCAACTTTGGGAAGTCCGAAGCTCCCCGACATCCGCATCGCGGCATCGGAGAACTTCTTCATGTTGGCCGTGGCGCCGGCCCACATCTTGGCCGTGCGATCATCGCCCGAAAGGACGATTTTCCCTTCGATCTCATTGGCCATTGCCACGCGCCTTTTTCTTGAACGACTCCCACTCCTCAGCCATCTGCTGCCAGTGGAAGATTTGACTAAAACTCATGCCGCCAATTTTTGCCGGGTCGAAACCGAATTCGAACACCAGGCATTGGACGGCTAGTCGGAGTTTCCCGCGTCGGTCAGCAACGCATTCAGCCACGCCGCCATGGGAATGATTGCGCTGGCAGGCAACGCGCCGAATTCACCTGCGGAAAGGCCCGCCAGCCTGGGCAGCCACTTCTTGAGGGCTGCATGATCATGGCGCAATTCTATCTTGTCGCCATCGCGCACAACCGTAAAGGGCACCCCGAGGTCGAACAGATCATCGGCCGTTGGCTCGCGCAGCTCGATCTCGTTGCGCGGCTCAGGGCCATTCTTGCCCACCACGGTGAGCGGCGTTTTCAACTTGAAGGTCTTGGTCATATCAGTCTCCATGACGTCCGGCCCGGCAGGACCGAGACGCGTTCGGTGGCCGTTATTCGCGACCGCCGGACGCCATGAAGCGGGGCCAATCGCGTCTCATCCGGTCTGCCGGGACCGGTGAAAGCGTCAGGACTTGGTGCGGAGATAGCTCTTAGGCGCGCAGGCGATCTCGATCCCCGACACTTCGCCGGTGGATGCGTTGATCTCCGGATTGCCCACGATCACGGCTTGGGTGAAAAGGTGCCGGATGCCGCGCGATTTCTCGACGAACACCACATCGATTGGGCAGTTCTCGCTGTGGAGCTTCATCGGGTCGGCCTTGCAGCGGTTGGCGAAGGTCACCTTCGCCGTCACCAGCTTCGCCTTGTGCGTGGTGTACATGCCGCCGTTCGCCGTGGCATTGGCGGTCTTTTCGATGGGCGCCGTGAGCAGTGTCAGATCGCCGATGCCCTCATAAGTGAGGCCCCGGGCCTTGAGGTAGTATTCCCCGCCCAGGGTCGTGTCGCAGCAAAAGTCTTCTTTCATGGGTGGCACTCCTTAGGCGGTTTGCTTGATCGTGTTGGAAGAGAGGTTTGACTCAACCAGCAGTGCGAAGATGCCCAATTCGTTCACGAGATCGGCACGCGCCATGGCGTCGACGCGGTCCGGTTCCGTTGCATTTCGCTCAACGACCAGAGCCTGCGCGAAGATCTCAGTGTTCTCCACCAGACCCTGGCTTTCCTGGAACCCGTATTCGGCAATGAGTTCATCCCGGAGCTGCTCCGGCGAAACAAAGCCTTCGATCCCGGTATCACGGTCGGTGAGAGCGGCCCGCGCATATTTCCCGGTGATCCGTGTACGAAATGCCCGCACCAGATACATCAGCTGGAACATGGTGCCCGCATTGCTCCACGACTGGTCTGGGTCGCCATATTTGTTGAACTTGTACAACGTCACCAGCCGTTCGATGCGCACTGTACCGTCAGCATCAACCGTGTGAGTCGACAGGCCGTTGGTCAGCAGGCCCTGGCGTTCTTCAATGCTGAAATAGTCCGCCGGGTTTCTGGCTGCGATAATGCCGCTCAGCTCAATCTTGTGGAGCGGCAGCGAGACCTTGGGGGGCTGCGCCCAGTTCGCCGTTACGCGCGCCGATACGGCCGCCGCCCACTCCCATTGCGGCGTCGGTGAATTGTACATCGCCATGATGGTGACATGTGGACAATTGAGTGTCGCGCCATAGGTCATCACTGTCGAGAAGCTCGACTCGAAGCCCAAAAAGGCATGGCCGAACGTTTGCTTGAACGGCGACCAGCGGCCCGTATCGTGATCGAAATAGGCGTCGAGCTCAGCAACCTGTTCGCTGTTGCCCTGGGTGCCAACTGCCAGCACATCGAATTTTTCTTCTTCGATGCCAGCCAGGGCCGTTGACAGGCTGGCATTGCCAAGGCCGCCGGCCATGGCCGCTACGGTAACGACAGACGCCACCGGATTGTCGACGCCATAGACGGACTTTTCGAGGTTGATGATGTTGCCGGTCGCGCCCTTCCACTTGCACGTCAAGTTCACCTTGGCTGGATTTACCCCATCAATCGAGGCTGTGACAGGCAGGTGGGTGGCGGCATTGATCGCATTGCGCAGCTTGATGGCCATGCCGCTCGTGGTGTCGGTGGTGCGCACGATGGCACTGACCGGATAGCCCGCGATCCAAGCCTGCAGGTTGCCGTTGGCTGCAGGAACAGCGCCAATGGTGAACGAGCCGACCGAGGCAATGGCATCCACATCCGGCGCTGCGGCCACGCCCCAAATTTCAACGAACAGCGACTGCATCCGCGCCTTGCGGTACATCGCTTCGAGCATCGAGCCTTTGCCGAAGAGTCGCGCCGCTTCATCACCCGACAGGCGGTAGGGATTGCCGGCCACGGCCACGCCGCCGGTTGTGTTCTTGTGGCCCACCAGCATCAGCTTCAAGGTGGCGCTGTAGGGCGTCTGCGCCCCACGCAACTCGGCATAGAACAGCGGAACGGCAAGGCCGTCCG